TATTCCATGTTAGGTTTCACACACAGGGGTTGACACAATGTGATGGGTCTGCAGCAGTTGACAAGATCAGTAAATAGGTTTATAATATAAACGTATCGTAATTATTTTATGAGTGTAAGAATCGTACGAACAAGAAGTGGTGAAGATGTCATTTGTGATCTTTACGAAGTTACAACTAAAGAAGATCCAAGTAAAGCGGTAGCATTTCAACTTAACAATCCATATATTGTATGGTTGCAAGGAAAGAAAACCGAAGAACCTCAGATTCTTGTTGAAGATGATGCAGGTGACATTGTGAGTAAAATCAAAGATCCCGATATCTACTTCCAACCATGGGTTCCATTGTCTTCTAAAAAACAAATACTATTGAAACTAGAAGAAGTGGTAACCGCATATGAGACCTATCCAGAGGTCATCAATAAATACAACACATTAACGGAGGCAGATGGAGGAGACACAAATAAAACTCCTGCTGATGAATCAGCGGAGTGAATACCTCATTGGCAAGGTAACAGAGTTAGATGAAGAACCTAGTATTCTTATTGAAGGATGCTATGAAGTAACGGGAGAGGATACTCTTTCCCCGTTTCCAAAGTATAGTTCACAACGTGACGTTTTCTTGACATCAGATAACATCTTGAGTATACTAGATCCGACACCAAAACTGTTGGAAATCTACAATAAATTATGAGTTCTTTTTACACCAACATTCAACTAGCTGGTGACACTATTTTATATCGAGGGTATGAGAATGGAGAAGCGGTTCAATATCGCACATCCTTTTCTCCTACCCTTTATGTTTTGTCTAAGAAAAAAGAAAAGTTTAAGACATTAGATGGCAGAGATGTATCTCCTGTCAAATTTCATAATGCAAGAGAAGCAAGAGAGTTTATCAAACAGTATGAACATGTAGAAAATTTTGAAGTTCATGGTTACGAAAGATTTGTTTATCAATTCATTCGTCAAGAGTATCCAGATGACGTTGACTATCATATCGATCAGATGAAAATCTATGCATTGGACATCGAGGTTCAATGTGAGAATGGATTCCCTGATGTAGAAGCAGCAGCAGAAGAAATGTTATCTATCACCATCAAAGATATGGTGACTAAAAAGTATTACAGTTGGACAACTAGAGAGTTTGATGCACCAGATAATCTAGAGTTAAATGTCTCTTGGACAGAACAAGAGATGCTTACAAACTTTATTACATGGTGGGCAC